AACACGAGATTGTTCCTCATCATGCCATTGCATAGAAGGATTATAAATCCCTCTATAATTTCTATAGGCATTTAGCCAACGTTGTTCATGACGAAGACGAGCATCTTCAGCCCTAGTAAAGCGGTCTTTAATAGTTGCAACTAGGCCAGGAAATTCTCCCGGAGAAGAATCCTCTTTATCAGGGTCTTTTAACGCTACAATACCTTCAATATCAGAGGCTGTTGTAGAAGGTGGGCCGTCAAATTGTACCATTATCTATATAGTACAGGACTACTAGTTCTACCAAACTTATTAGGTTTAGTAAACACTTTAATCAATGAATTATCATTTGGATTTGCAACATCATTACTGGCTAACCCATCCTTAGCTGTTGGAAAAGCCTTTTGGTCTCCACCAGGATCACTATTCTCAGTAAAATCCTGTCCAGTTTTTTCACGTCTAACTGTAGAGCCTGGCATATCTGGATTGAAATCGCCTTGCTTATGTTTACTACGAGTAAAATCTGGTAACATTTTCTCTGGCATTGTTATTTTCTCCTTTATTTATTTAATAGCCGAACATACGATCCACAGGTTGTGCATCTTGTTCCATTCCTCGTTTCATATCCTCTAAGAAATTATCGTCCTGTCCAGGGTTTAATGGACGTGACATAACTCCATAACGTAATGCATCATATGCGTGATCTTCAGCATGAGTATTAACATCTTCACAATTTACTTCATCTAATGGTAAAAGTGGAAGCGTTCTAATCAAATTCCTACACGTATTAAGTATTTGTAATCTGGGTTTTTCTGTAACAGGGTCAATTGCTAAGCGTCTGTGAACTTCTAACTTACCAGCAACCCTACTTCCTTTTGATTTATCAGATGGTCGCCATCTACATCCCATTCTATTCATAACTTCAGCAGGACTAGGCCCAACATCACCACGTTTAGCCCATGTTGATACATCTAAAACTGCCCCACGTATATTCTCACCCTGATCCATTTCTAAAACTTTTTGAGCAACTAGATCAGCAGTTACACCTTTTCTATAATACTCACGATAAACTATTAAGTTATTATCAAAATCTACTGCAAACCATAGGACACAAGTAGGACTAGAATACCCAAAATCACAAGCCCGAAATCGTGTCCAGTTATTTGGAATCTTAAAAGGTTCCACAATATGAACTGATCTATTGAATTCTGGAAATGCTGAATTTTCAAATGCATCCCAATCTCCTTCTAGCCATTGTTTACGTTTGATTTCCGGTAATGAAGCCAACATAACAAGATAATCATCATTTTGCATTAGAGAAGGATTATCTTTTAATTTAGCTTGTATAAATCTTCGAGTTATAATTTTCTTTCGGCCATCTGGTAAGTTAACACTTATCTCAAATGCTTCTCCAGCCGGGGCAGGGTCGATAAACATTTCCCGTACCCAATGCGATCCAATGTTTCCTGGATTGCCAGAAGCTCGCATATAAAGAGGGATTCCATGTGCAGATCGTAAAGATCCTCTAAGATCATACCATATCTTTGGGCTATCGTATTGGGGTAATTCATCAATTCCAATCCAGTTATATGCACGTCCTTGGTATCGAAGAGCGTCACTGATAGTTTCTGCGTATCCAAACTCTTGTCTGGCACCACTTGGAAATCTCCATTCCTTGTCTTGTTCTCTCCACTTAGCACCTGGATAGGCTTTTGGATAAAGTTTTTTAGAGTGCTCTATCAGGTCACGTAACTCTGGCATAGTCTTACGAAGTAAAAGTCCAACATGGTATGGCTCTCCACAAAATCTTAGAGGGTCAACTAATAGAGCGTAAGATTTTCCGCCACCACGCGCCCCTCCATAAAATACTTCTCGTTCAGAGGCGGCTAGGAAATCTGTTTGAGGTCCAGGGTGGGGCTGAAAAAGTATTTCCTTATCTGCTAAATACTCTTTAATTTTTTTAGGAACTGAATCAAATTCACCCTGATCTACAATTATCTTTTCACTAGCAAGTATTTTTTTTGCAGATAATGCTTCAGAATCTATTTTCTGTAACTTTTTTAGGTCACGCTCAGCCTTTTTCTTTTTGCGCTTAGTTTCAAGACGACGTTTACCAGCCTCACCTAAGACTCTTTTACAACCGGGCTTTAGGTACCCGTCCTTATTTATTTTCTTTTTAGGTACTGGAAGAACGTCGTCAAATAAGGGCATTAATCCTTATTAACCACCTTCATAATCGCCAGAAACAGTCTCAACACCGACAATTACTTTACCATTTACAGGATTAAATACGACGAATCTTTCACCAGCAGTGTTAGCACTATCAACTAAAAGAAGCACTCCAATACCAGTAGCAGCAGTAGTCATAGTTATATGCTTCTTAGCAGTATGAGCTATAAAAATTACACCAGTAGTAGCTGTTAAAGCGCCAGAAGCAGCAGTACTAGTTAATACGGCACCAACATCATCATCCGTAACGAATACTTCAAGTCTATGAATTGCAGCAATAGTGGCACCAGCAGCATCTTTAACTGTTAAAGTTACTACAATACCATCAGTTGTTCCACTGGCAACATAAGCAATTGTAACATCATTAACAATGTTATCTAACATATTAATTTCAGCAGTAGTGGCTGTAGCAGAAGCCATTACATTAAGCTCAGCAGCAGTAGCACTCATAGCAGTCCCAGCAATTAATATACCACTAGCGGGGAAGTCCATTGTACGACTATCTGTTGCTAAGTCATAATTTCTAGTTTCATATACTGGATGAAGCATATAGCGTTCATCCAGAAAAACAGTTGGACTTGGCATTTATATTTTCTCCTTTATTTTATTATATTCCACCAACTCTATACATAGTAAAGATTATTGATGGTGTTCGTGGAATTGTTGGTGGTCCTACTACTGGATCTGTATTCTTCAATCCCATTCCAACAGCTGAACTACTAACTCTCTGCATCATTCGTATTTTATCTCCAACATTTAACTGAATGGTGAAGTTAGAAACGATAACGTCTGTAATATCAGAATCCTTAATAGTGAGTTTAATATTTGAATTAGCTTCATCTGCAAAACCAGAACCTCTATCAACTTGTAAGAACATATCAAAGTCTGTCTTTGTCCCGCCCGAGTCTTTGCCTACCTGGGGCTGTGGGGAGACAAAATATATTCCAGCTGTATCTATTGTAATTTCACCTGGATTTACTGTTGTTGAATGGGTGAGTCCACTAATAGCATCTTGAGTATTATAAGTAATTACTGTTGGGTTTGTATCAGTTGGGATCTGATCAACTGAACTATTTAATTGTGCATAAATTGTATTGTCGATGACAGTGGCACACTTCACGTTACCGTTCACGTCGAACTGCTCAATCGGGTTGCCTTCATTAACACCAAATTTTCCATCGGCTAATATCGTTACTCTAGTTGAGTTATTTGTTCCGAGGAATAACTTGGCATTCTGTCTGTTGATAATCGTAACGTCGTCATTAGAAGATGAAGCAGAACCTAGATACCAAAGCTGTTTATTTCCAGCGTTAGAATTATGCCCTGTAATAACTGCATTGGCATTTACGCCAGTTGATGGGCTTCTTACTTGAAACGCGCCGCTCGGAAATCCCCCAACAGTTCCAGGAGTATCACCAACAAGCTCTAATGGGGCACCAAAACCAGTATTCGCTCCTATGACTACATCATCAGTAGATGCACTCAACCTTACAACAGTCCCATCATCTGTCCAACCACCCGCTGTAGTTTGAGGAGATTGCCACGTAGCCACCCCATCGGCATCTGACGTGAGAACCTTATCAAGTAAGGGACTTCCGCTTGATATTTGAAGTGTACCGAGAATTTCTAACTTTCCTGCATCAGCGGCCTCTCCATGAATTTTAAAGGAGTTTGTGAGTAGGTCAATGTCGGTACTGAGCCCCGCTGCGAATACAAGGTCGGCCCTGTTAGATCCCACGTCCGTCCTGAAGATAGTGTGGGTGAAAGAGCCCCCGGAGTTCTCCCAGGCCATTCCGGTGTCGTTAGCATTGTTAGCTGTTATTATCTTAAAGGTGTGCTTCTGGTCTACATCAGTTATCAAATGAAG